TACGACGGCAGCGACCCCGGTCAGGCCGCGCGCTATGAGCACCTCCACGCTCTCCTGATCGGACTCAACCCTGACATCTTGGCAGTGCAGGAGCTGATCTCGTCCGGCTCGGACGGCAACACCGGCGACTGGTCAAAGCGAGCTGCCGCCGAGGCCGCCTTGTGTGAGCTGGCTGACGCGCTCGGCATGGAGTGCATGGCGGGCACGAAGCCCACCGTCTCGATCAGCAATACCCGCCACCACACGGGGCTCCTGTGGGCGCCGGGAATCGAGCTGGTGCCAGGGTCCTTCAGGCCGTACGACACCGACGCCTACGGCATATCCCACGGGCTGGCAACGGCCGTGTTCGACGTCGGCGGGCCGAGGTTGCGTGCCGGTTCGGCGCACTTCAGCCACCCCGACCCGGGACTGTCCGCCGGGTGGAAGGACGCGGGCGTGGTGCACCGCGCGTTCCACCGGGAAGACGGCATCCCCGGGATCGTCGGCGGCGACTGGCAGGGCATCGGGTCGAACCACCACTACGACCCTGACCCCTACGAAGGAGTCGACTGGACGCCCGACATCGGTTACCACCTCGATCTCTACGGGCAACCCGACCGCCACGCAGCAATTCGCATGGAGCGGCACTTCAAGTTCCAGGACTGCGCCATCCTCACCAGCACGCCGCGACACTCGACGACCGGCCATCACGAGACAGACCGACAGCCGCCCCGGCGAATCGATCGTGTCTACGTCACGTACGACTTTCCCGCAGAGGCGATTGAAAAGTTCCGGGCCGTGGGGCCGAAGGCGGTCGGTCAGAGTAGTGACCACTGCCCCGCGCTGGTTGAGGTCGAAGAAGCGAAGCTGTAAAGGAGGGGGTTCCATGCCACGCCCGCGACCGCCACAGGAGCTGATCGACGCGATGGCGGCGAAGTACAACGAGGGATTCAGCGTTCAGATGGTTGCGCGCCACTTCAAGGTCTCCTACGAGAAGGCGCGCATGTACATCAAGGCCCACCCAACCGTCACCATGCGCGGCTTCGACGGAAAGCCGAAAGTCCGCCCCACGGGGCGAACGGTCTAATTGAAACGCAAGAAGGCCCCCGCTACTCAACCCGGGTGCGTCTAGCCGGGGAGCGGCGGGGGAAGTGCCGGAAAGAACTAACAGAAACTACCGATGTGAAACCTCAAGAGCCGAGTTCCTCGACGATGGATACACGAAATCCGCTACCAGAGAATCCGGGCCCCCTTCTCAAGCGGCTCTACGTGGACGAGAAGCGCAGTCTCAAAAATATCATGCAGCAATACCAAGTGAGCCAACGTCGGCTTCAGGGCTACCTGCGTGCGGAAGGCGTAGCGTTTCGCCCGCCGGGCCGCCCGCGCGTCGGGCCGCGAGCAGACCTGCGGCCAGCGACTCCGCGAATGGTAGAGCGCTACCATTCCATGTCGCTCAATAAAGCATCCAAACGAGCGCACGTCCCCCCGTTGGTAATGCTCAAACGCTTGCAGCTGGCTGACGTAAGGCTCCGCCCGGAGGACTTGGCCCGCGCCACGAAATGTGTCTACTACAGAAGAGCGCCGTTGCCGTCAAATCCGGACGAGCTATTGAGGAGACTGTACCTCACGGAACGGCATTCGATTTGTTGGATAATGGAGCATTACGACGTTCAATATAATCGAGTGCGGAGAATCCTGCGTAGGCTAGACATCAAAATTCGGCCTGAGGGCTAATAGATGAAGAGGCCCCCGCCGCTCAACCCGGGTGGCGACGACACTGGGGAGCGGCGGGGGCCTCTTGGTGGACCGGCGGAAGGGAAGCGCCGGCCCGTCTCTAGTGGATACGGAAGGGAGAAAGACGGTTGCCAACAAGCGGAGCCATTCGCGACGACGGCCGAAAAAGCCGCGTTTCGGCTTTTGATGTCGACTCTGACGTGGCGATCTGGGAACTCGCCGCACTGAACCGCTTAGGGCACAGACTTCGCCGACTGCGCCGAGGGCTCGGGCTGTCAGTTCCAGAGGTCGCCGCAATTCTCGGTGTTAGCCGGACGGAGATTCTTCACCGCGAAACGCCCGGCAGCCGAGGGACGACACTTTTCGACATGCAACTGTTGGCGATGGTATATGGCTATCGGATCGAGTTGCAGATCACGCCGCTTGACCCTTCTGTCCAAGAAGCACCACTGGCAAGCGGTCGTTCGACATCCCGAGTCGAACCGATTCCGCGAGCAACGCTAATCAAAAAGCTGCTCGCCTTGTCCACAGTGGACGCGTTGATGGACGAATACGAGCTATCCGAGGACGAGGTTATGGCCGCTTTCGAGACTTATGGCCTGCGACCGCCGAAGCGGAGACTGCGGGCCGGGCAGAGCGGTCGAGGCTGGTAGCGGCTGAACCTGCGTCAGCAGAACGCCCGCCAGTGCGGCTCAGACGGCCGCTGGCGGGCGTTCTGCCGTGTTCCGGATCGCATACACCAGGATGGCCCCGGTGAAGGCTGTGAGGAGCTGCCACCAGTTCGTGTCCGTGGTCGAGCCTGCACCCACGATGTTCACGACGGCGGTCAAGCCGGTCATGATCACAGCCAACACGAACTTGGTCACCCTCGCTCCGGGCACGTTGGGCGCCGTGAACACGGACGCGGCCGTCGCGACGGCGATCAGGACGTGCACCCACTCCAGGATGGAGATGGACTGGTCGCCAGTGAGCGCCGCGAGGACGGCGGAGGCACCGGCCGCGACGACGGCCACGGCAGCCTTCGCGTACATCACTTCTTGCTCCCGTAGATCATCAGCGACGACGACGGCCCCTGACAGATGAAATCGAAGCTGATGCTGTCGCACCCCTCCGGGACCTTCCACTGGTACGGCTGGTCCTTGGTGATCTTGTCCATGTGGATCGGCGCCTGGAACTTATTGAAATACAGGTTCAAGTCGGTGATGTCGTGGTAGCCGGCCGACAGCTCGAACCAAGTGCCACCCATGATGACGGCACTGTCCACAGAGGTCTGAATGGCGCGGTGGTGGAACTGCCGGTCGGCGCTCGCCGGGTACTCGTGATCGATGAAGTGGCCGGCCATCTCTTCCTCCTGGGTTGAGGGCGTCGGGGTGGGGGTGGTCAAGGTGGCGAGAACCGCCGCACAGCGCGACTCCGGCGCGACGACCTCGAAATGCATCGGGTCCTTCCTGCCGGTGTAGTCGCCTCCCCAGCGCACGCATCCCTTGGTGGCGTTGACGATGGAGCGGATGGTGGCGACCTGGGCGGCGGTAAAGGTCGCCAGCGGCACGGTGCCGAGCGGGTGCCGTGTGGCGTTGAGGTCGATGGCTGTGCCGGACGCGTGGTTGCTCGTCTGGGTGCTGCCACGGATCGGGCGTTCGGCATAGCCCCAGTCGTCGAGCTGGCCGGGGTCGATGTCCTCTACGCGCGCGTCGAACTGACTCGCGACCCACAACAGGAGATTGCCGGCCGGTCCTTTCCGGACGCGGACTTTCCTGGTGGTGCCGGGGATCTGTCGGCTGCTGGTGAGGTTGATGTCGTTGGCGGTGTAGCCGTTCTGGGAGACTGCCATGTCTGCCCTCATCCCGTTGGGGTTGGTGGGGTGTCCGATGTGGCCGGTGGCGTTTCCACCGGTGGGCTGGTGGGTGGTGGCGTCGTGGCGACGACACACAGCCAGGTGTCCGCTGCGCCGCCGTCCGCGAGCTGGAGGCGCAGTTGCGTGAACTGGCCACCCCGGGGGCACAGCGCATCGGGGTGGCTGTCGAGGTAGGCCACGAACGCGGCTTCGATCTGCTCGGTGGTCGGCGGCGGACCTTGCGGTCCTGTCGGTCCGGCTGGGCCGGGCTCGCCCGGCTGGCCGGCGTCCCCGGGGTCTCCGGGCTCTCCGGATGGCCCTGTCGCGCCGGGTGGGCCGGCGGGAATCGGGTTGGCTGCGAGGTAGGCCGCGATGCCGCCCGCGATTTGCTGCGGCGTCGCAGCGGGCGGGGTGACAGGATTGGCGGCGAGGTACTCGGCGACAGCCCTTCCGACTTCAGGCGGGGTGGGCAACCGTCCGGCGGGCAGGTTGGCGAGGACTCGGGCGGTCGCGGCGGCGACGAGGACTTCGGTGTCCGAGCCTGTCCCCGGCTGAGGGATGGGGACGGGGTTCTGGCCTCGTGCCTGAAGTTCGGAGTTGGCGGCGTCTCCCGCGGACTTCGCGGAATCGGCCTGCGTCCGAAGAGCCGTGACGGCGGCCTCCGTGCTGGCCTGGCGGCCGTAGAGGTTGAGAACCCCGAGCCCGGAGGCTGCGCCCACCATGAGCGACACCAGGAAGCATCCGAGGACGATCCAGACCCAGCTTCGTCGGAACTCATGTCGTGCTGCTTCACGGGCTTGGCGGGGAGCTTCGTTGACGGCTGCGTGGATGCCGTCGCGGAGGTCGGCGATGGCGTCGTCGTCGGTCATTCGACCCACCCCCGGCGACGGAGTTCCGTCTCACGTCGAGCTAGGAGCCGATGGAGTCGCCGAACTTCGGTTTCGGCTTGGTCGCGCTGTTGGCGCAAATCTCGCATGGAATCCTCAATCAACGAGAGGGCTTTGTCTGCGCGTTCGACTGCCTCCGTTGTGGCGGCCGGGGTCGCCGGTTCGGGAGTAGGCTTTGCGTTACGTTGCTTGGTTTTCTCGACCAGATAGGGCATCGCTGCCGTTGTGAGCGTGGCGACAGCGGCCAGGCAGGCGAGCGTGATGGCGAGCCAGCCGGGGCCGGGGGGCGCCTGCTCGGCGGCTAGCAGCACGGACACCCCCCTTAAGACGCCGCCTTGGCCGACGATCGACGCCAGAGCGCCAGGAGGTGAAGCGGCGCAGCAAGGACGATGGTGTGGACCGGTGCACCCCAGCCGGCGATCTGTCCGGTGAAGATGGTCTGGGCGAGGTAGCCGCCCCAGAACAGGTACGCCACTGCCGCGACGCCGTGCCCTGCTGTGCTTCTACCGGCGGCCAGAAGAGCCGCGGCAAGGACGAAGACGGCTCCCCAGATAGGGACCGGGACGCCCAATGCCTTGATGACGGCGAAGCTCGTGCCGGATGACCATTGCGGTGGGCCGAGAAGGTATCCGAGTCCGAGGACGAATGAGTGGAGCGCGAGTATCGCGCGCAGTGGTGTGGACATGGTCATCGCGACGAGACAAATTGAGCGGTCATTTCCGTGGGCACGGCGAAGCTTGTGGCCTGGAGCGTCCCGCCTGCGGCGGAGCAGTAGTTCTCCCAGTAGAGCTTGTCGCCGGCTGACAGGAAGATGCGTGGCCGGAAGGCGGTTTGCACGCAGCCTTCGGAGGTCCCCGAGGAGATCACCAGGTCGGATGCGACCGCGTTGGCGACGGCAGCAGTGTTGCGCATGATTTTGCTGGCGGCCACGGCGCCGGAAGCGAGCCCCGTCGTAGTGCTGTGGTAGCTCAGGAGGTAGTAGCCGTCCAGGGCAACCGTGATGTAGCTCGGTGAGGCGGCGGTGAACCAGCCGAAGTCATCCTCGCGCGCCGTCCATGTACCGGACGCGAAGGTGTCTCCTGCTCCGATGCCGGTTGCTGCTGGAAGGACGACACGACACGTGGGGGTGGCCGGAGACCTGCGGCTCAGTTCCGCCACTTGTCGGCGGAGGTCGTTGAGCTGGTCGACGAGCGTGCCGGTGCCCGGTGGTTGAGTCATCAGTTCACCGCCAATGTCTCCTGAAGTTCAAGGGCCACGGTGCTGTCCGTGTCGCTGCTGAAGCCGAGAATTCGGCGTCGGTATTGGCCATCCGTGATCCACGGGTGGCCGTTGACGCCGAAGATCGGTGCGTCGCCGAGCGTCCACTCGGACAGCTTCGGAGAGACGAGCACGCCGTTGCTGGCCAGACCGTCCACCCGGACGCTGCATTTCCAGGTCTCCGTTGGAGCGCTGAACTTGGCCAGGTCGGCGGACGCGTACGTGTCCAAAGTGGCCTTGACGACCACCGACGCGTGGTCGTTGTCGACGTAGTCCGTGGGCGGGTAGCCGGCCGATATGAGGGCGTCGTTCGAGGCGAACCCCGCGAGCATGGTTCGTTCCGTGCCGCTGCCCTTCACCCACGCCTTCGTGCACGGTGAGGCGGAACCGTTGACGTCCACATCGATCTGACCGAGCGCCCCGCCGTAGTCCCACACCCCCGTGGAGTTGAGGCTCCCCAGCTTGGGACTGCCAATCATCAGCTCCCAGCGGATTTGGTTGCCCGCCGACGTGATGTAGGGGCGGAAGTCGACCTCCGGCCCGTTGTCCACCTTCGACAGCTCGTCGAGGCGATCCCAGACGGTCGCGAGGTCGTACCCGAAGTAGGTTCTCGTGTTCGTCCCGACTTCGGGGGCCGGGACGTCGATGGGGAGCCCATACCCCGTCTGCGCGAGGTTGGCGCTGATGATCTCCCTCGCGATGCCGCGAAGGGTGAAGTTGTTGAGGACGAGGTCGTTGTTGACGTGGACGATGTTGTTCGCCGGGCCGGCCGCGTTGCGTAGGACTCGGCGATCGAAGAGCCCCTGTATGCCCGTCCCGGAGACCGCGAGGTTTCTGGTGTTCTCGTCGAACTGGTAGGTGAAGGTCGGCCCGGCCTGCGTCACGTAGTCATCGCACAGGATGATCCACGAGTAGCGTCCTGCGGCAACGTAGGTGTGGAAGTCTACTGCGGAGTTGGCCGAGTCCTCGGGCATGACGTTGACCGTCCACGTGCCCTTGTCCGTGATCTTGCGTGAGAACGACGGCGTATCGCGCGGCGTCGCCTCTGCGAGGATGGTTCCGGTGACTGTGTCGGCGATCAGAAGGCGCCATGTTGCCATCTACACCGCCGGGGGCTGGTCGGTCGTCGGGAACACCAGGCAGGAGATGGCGTTGTGCCCGACGTCGTTTCCGCTGTAGCCGAACCCGCTGTACTGGCTATCCGAGATCCGCATCCCGCAGGAGAGCACGATGTCCGTTGTGGCCGTGAATGGTCCATAGTGGAATGGTGCAATGTTTGGGACGTGGTCAGTGTCGCCGCCCGCGCCGAAGCTGTGGAACCTCGTCCAGTTGATATCGTTGCCGTTCAGGGAGCCCACGTTGATTCGGAGGTCCGCTGCGCTCTTCGCGGACAGGGTGATCTTCGCGCGAGCGGTGGGGTAGACGAAGAACGGGACGCCTGGGTAAGGGATCGTGACCCGGCAGATCTCGCGTGCGACGCCAAACCCGGAGACGAACGTGTAGCCTCCCGCGGGTGCGGAGGCGTAGTAGCGGAGGCAATTGAACGCTCCACGCCAGCCCTGGGCTGCTCCGTAGTAGACCTGATGTTGGAAGCCTGGGGCGTGCACCCAACGCTGTTCTCCTGGGTACGAGCCGGGTTCAGTGAACGCCGCGCTGGTGGTCTTCGCGTCGTCGCCGTAGAGCGCGCGCATCCCGCCACGCGCAACCAGCCCTGGTCCCCGAAGATCCTGGATGTTCGTCGCCGTCAGGGAAGTGGCGTTCTTGTTGATCGTCACGGCGGCGAGCGGCGTCCAGCCGTTCGCCGGGGTCGGTGTCGGCGTCGTCGGCGTGCCTGAGGAGTAGTCCCCTTGCCAGACCTCGACACAGAACTTCCGTACACCAGAGGGGCTGGCGATCGCGGTGTTCAGGTCGTCGTAGACGCGCGCAACGATGAGATCGATGCGGTTCTGCGTCGAGCTGGCCGGCGCGAGAGTTAGGGTCTTCTGGGAGTCGAGGGCGCACATGTACGCGCCCTGCCCCGGCGAGTTGATGACGCAGTTGCCCATTTCGACCGTGACGTTGAGCGTATTGGCTACCGGGGCGACGCGCATGGCCATGTGCGTCGGCTTGCCGGTCGCGCCGATGTCGCCGGAGGCCATGACGCCCGACCGGTAGTCGATGTAGGACAGGTTCGGACGGGGCATGAGCACGCTGTCCAACGCCAGCCGCGCGTCTGCCAGCCCGACGCGGGACTGAACCGCCCAGGGGTCGTACGCGCTCTGGACTACCGCACCCTGGGAAACCATCGATTACGCTCCTGCCGTGGGAAAATTGTCAGCGATCGGCCGGAACTGGCTCGCGCGAAGGACTTCGTCGGTCATCGGGTTGACCCCGTTGTAGAGCCAGTCTCCGATGTGCAACTCGTAATAGCCGAACCATCTGACCGTTTGGCCGTCGAGGCGTGCGTCCGTGCCGCCACCGAATGCGTAGTTGATTCGGTCGATGAACCACGGCGCCTGGTCCACGTCGGTGTACTGGACACAGTCGTGCGTGTCGACAACTTGATAGAAGGACGGTGGATCGGGCGCGTTGGAATAGACACCCATGTTGAGGTCCCTTCCTCGTCGGGGATTTCCGGGCTTAGAACCAGTAGGCGCGGTAGGTCGCGGTTGCGTAGCCGCCCGTGGTCGAGGCTCCCGAGTGAGCCAGTCCGACACTGAGCGTGCCTGACGTCAGACCGTTGGCCGACGGGAT